AACACTCGATTTGGTCGCTGGTGGTGTTCCAACTGGCACAACTGCACCCGTTTTTGACGTAATTATTCCCCCAAATGGAGGTCACGGAGCTGATATTTACCGTGAATTGGGTGCTTATAACGTTCTTTCTTATGCTAGATTTGAAAATGACACTGAAAATCCTGATTTTATCACTGGAAATCAGTTTGCAAGGGTTGGATTGGTCGAAAATCCTCAAGCAGAGGGTTCTTTATCTGTTCTGAACACCGATAAAGCATCTGCAACTTATGCAGTTCGTCTTACAGGAACTGGATACAGTGAAGCAACCTTCACTGCTGACTCATTTATTACCCAAACAGTCGGTCTTGGATCAACCGCAGTTGGACGAGTTGTTTCTTATGATCAAACCACTGGTGTTTTGAAGTATTGGCAAGACAGAACTAACTGTGGTTTCAACTCCGATGGCACCAAAAACACAAGTCCTGTTTATGGTTTTAGAGAAAATCATCTCACTGCCACACCAAACAGTGGTGATCTGACGATTCGTGGCGGAAGTGTCAATTTGGGCATTGACACGGCTTTCCAAGGTGTTTCTACGGTAATAAATAACAGAACATACTACCTGGGACAGACATTTGAGTCTGGACTTGCTGAACCAGAAGCTAAGAAATATTCTGGAAACATCATTTATGTTGACAACAGGCCATCTGTAACAAGAAGCGCCTCTCAGAAAGAAGACGTTAAAATCATCTTGCAGTTCTAAAAAATCATGCCACAGGAAACTAATCTCAACGTTGCTCCTTATTTTGACGACTTTGAGCCCCAAAGTAACTACTATAAGGTCCTGTTCAAACCTGGATATCCAGTTCAGGCAAGAGAATTAACAACACTTCAGTCGATTCTTCAGAATCAAATTGAAGATGTCGGTAATCACTTGTTTAAGGAAGGAAGTGCGGTAATTCCTGGTGGTTCGATTTATGAGAGTGAATTTTACGGAATCCAAATTCAACCAGAATATCTTGGTGTCCCTGTTTCACTTTATCTTGATCAACTTGTAGGCAAGACAATCACAGGTCAAACAACTGGAGTTACTGCTCAAGTTGTTACATATATCACCAATGAGGAGTCTGAGAGAGGAAATTATACAATTTATGTCAATTATCAAAATTCTTCATCCACAGATGCAGAAACTGCAACTTTTGCAGATGGTGAAATTCTTCTAACAGACTCATCAATCAATTATGCAACAACTTTCATCTCTGCTGGTGAGGGTTTTGCAGCTGCAGTTCCTCAAAATGCACCAGTTACTGGATCTGCTTTTATCCTCAATGCGGGTGTATTCTTCCTGAGAGGATACTTTGTTGATGTTGCAAGTCAAATTCTCATTCTGAGTCAATATTCTAACACCCCAAGTGTTAGAGTTGGTTTGAATGTTTTGGAAGAAATCATTTCTTCTGAAACCGACCCAACACTGAATGATAACGCAAAAGGTTTCAATAATTACACTGCCCCAGGTGCTGATCGACTTAAAATCACTGCAACACTGACTTCAAAACCAGTTGATGATTTTAATGATCAGAATTTTGTCCAAATTGCTGAAATTTTGGATGGAATTATCAGAAAAATTAGTGATAAGACACAATATAACTATCTTGGTGATGAATTTGCTCGCAGAACCTTCGATGAGTCGGGAAATTACTATGTAAGAGACTTTGTTACAACTGTTAGAGAGAATCTGAACGACGGCGAAGGAAATAGAGGAATTTATAACCCTGGTCAAACCACCAGAAGTGGAAACATACCCAGTGAGGATTTGATCACTTATAAAATTAGTTCTGGTAAAGCGTATGTAAGAGGTTATGAGGTTGACCTAAGAGCAACTTCTTTGATTGATATTGAAAAACCAAGATCAACAACAACTCTTGAATCTCAAGCCATTAATTTTGGTTTTGGTCCTACGTTCAGAACTAACAACGTTTTTGGGTCAGCGACCATCGGATTCAATACATCAAACACTCTGAGTCTGAGAGATCAAAGAGTTGGATCCAATCAGGCTGTTGCTGCTGGTAAAGAAATTGGTGTTGCGAGAATTTACGACTGGGCTCTGGAATCTGGATCCTATGACTCAACCAATCCTGCAACAAATCAATGGGATTTGACTCTGTGGGATATTCAGAACTACTCTGATTTTACAGTCAATGAGCCAGTAACTCTGTCTTCTCCAATCCACATTGAAGGAGAATCGAGTGGTGCGACTGCTTTCCTCAGATATGATGTTTCTGCTGGAACTGCATTTACTGCTTATAACGTCACTGGTGATTTCTTCAATGGTGAAAGACTTCTTTTCAACGGAGTTGCAGATGACAGTAGATATATTACTGGAATCAGAAACTGGGAAACCTCAGACATTAAGTCAGTTTTTGGAATTGTAGGTTCTGCTGCAACCTTCACTTCTGACCTTATTCAAGACACTTTTGCAGAATATGGAACAGCAACAATCACTGGAGCAAGTGGTGGTGTTTCGACCGTTACAGTTGCTGGTGCTGTTTTCCCTGGCATTGTCACAACTGGAAACATCGTTTCATACCAAAGATCATCTCTTACTGACCTTTCTTTCGCACGAGTTACAGCTGTCAACCCAGGATCACTGACGATTGTTGGAGTCACCACTGTAAACGGTGTTTGTGATGGTGCTCTTCCTTCCTCTGACGGAGATGTTAGTTCTTTCACTGTTCGTCAAACCAAATTCCAAAACACCAATTCTTATGGCAATCCTGCCAGTGGCGAATCACTTTACAGCGTTTTTCCAAGAGCAAACATCTCTTCAGTTGATCTAAATTCTGCCAATCTGACAATCAGAAGGCAGTATTCAACTTCAATTGCTGCTAACTCCACACCAGTTATCAACGCAGATCCAAATGAAGTCTTCCTTCCATTTGATGAAGAAAGATATATGCTGATGCGTTCTGATGGAACCACAGAAATTCTAACAGCTGATAAATTCTCATTTACTAATGGATCAAAATCTGTCCAAATCAACGGATTGAGTGCAACCAGCGACAGTGGAACCATTCTGATTGCTACTCTTCGTAAGGATCAGATTACACCTAAGGTAAAAACAAAAGTTATCTCATCCAACTTAATTGTTGACAAATCCTCCAATGCTGCTTCTGGTGTTGGTGGGACAACCCTAAATGATGGATTGACTTATGGTGATTATCCTTTTGGTACTCGTGTTCAAGACAGTTCAATTTGTTTGAATGTACCTGATGTATTCAAGATTCACGGAATTTATGAATCTAATGGAACTGCTGATCCAGAAGCCCCAGCGATGACAACCGCTTCGATGGATGGTCCTTCATCTAACACCACTGACTTGATTATTGGTGAAACAATCACTGGAACCATAAGTGGAGCCAAAGCGATTTATTTGGTCAGAAGGACAGACACCTCGATTAACTTTGCATATTTAAACAGCGTTCCTTTCTCCGCTGGTGAGGTCATTACGTTCTCACAAAGTGGTGTAAGTGCGATTGCAACAGGAATCAATCTGAACTCAAAAAACATCACTAAGAATTTCGTCCTCAACAAGGGACAAAGAGAGACATTTTATGATTATTCTAGAATTGTTAGACAGGGAGACGCCGCTGCTCCATCTAGAAAGATAAGAATTTACTTCGGAAAGGCAATTTACGACTCATCTGACACTGGTGACATCACAATTGCTAACTCATATGATCAATTTGATTATGGAAAAGAAATTCCAATCATCAACCAAAATAGAGTAACTGACCTTTTAGATGCAAGACCAAGAGTTAAAGATTACACGGTAGTTGCCGGTGCCAATTCTCCCTTTGAATTCAATGGAAGAGACTTTGATGGTGGATCAACAGGTCAGCATAGTTCAAAATTTGTTCTGGCTTCTGATGAGTCCACAACAGTAAGTTATGATTATTATCTTCCACGTTATGACAAGGTTTGTATTGATAAAGAAAGTAACATCATTGTTGTGAGAGGAACTGCTGCGGATGATCCCAAGATTCCAGAATCAATTAGTGGAACTTTAGAAATTGCAAATGTTTTCTTACCTGCTTATCTTTATCGAGCAGAAGATGCCAATATTTCCTTTATTCAACATAAGAGATATCAAATGTCTGATATCTCCAAGTTGGAAAAAAGAATTGCCAATCTGGAGTATTATTCATCTCTGAGTATGCTTGAGCAAGCGACCGTCAATTCGTTTGTTCCAGATGCTAATGGTTTGAATCGATTCAAATCGGGTGTATTTGTAGACAATTTTACATCTCTTCTTGCACAAGACCAAAACATTGGCATCAAAAATAGTGTTGATAAGAAGAATCAAATTCTTAGACCATCACACTACACAACTGCCCTTTCTCTTCAACTTGGCACAACTGCCATCAGTGGAATCGGAACAACAACAGATCCAAACGAGGATGAAAGATTTGCTTCTATCCAGGGAACTGGAATTAAAAGATCTGGGCAAATGATCACACTGGATTATACAGATGTTGAGTTCCTGAAGAATCCTTACGCAACACGAGTTGAGAGTGTTACACCTTTCTTGGTTCAATTCTGGTCTGGTTCCATTGCTCTTGAACCAA